TGGCTACAGAACAAGCAGAGAAGTACGGGTGGCTCGCAGTGGAGTGCATCAAGGCGGCTGGGATTTCTTTTGAACTCAGATGCCCACTCGACGGAGAGTACCAAGTCGGATCAACGTGGGCAGACACTCACTGAGGAGATTAAAATGAATACACCAGCTTTTGTAATGAAAAAGCCATCTAACTATTTTTTTGAAAACGGAGAATGGTGGTACTGCGGAGCAACAAGCAGAAGGACGGGAGAAAAACAACGGGCTGAAACCCACCACAAAAAGAACACAGATAGGATGTTTGTGAACGGTAAGTACATACCAAAGTCACACCCGCTACACAAACCCGGACGCTACAAGACGTTTACCGACGCCGCTTTTGACAGCCTAGCGAAGTACGAACTGAGTCGTGAGGGACAGGTGTACATCATTACTAATCCTAACTTTCCTGAGTGGGTCAAGGTAGGCATGGCAGTGGACTCAGAGGACAGACTCAACGGATACCAAACGTCTTCACCGTTCAGAGACTACGAGTTGTTCACTTGCTGGTCTGTGACTGACAGACGATCTGCTGAGTCAGAGGCGCACAGCCTGCTAGATAAAACGTATGACCGCAGAGGTGAGTGGTTCAATTGCACACCGGACCAAGCACAGTCAGCCATAGCTGACCTAATGGAGCAACATAAATGAACAAACTTTACTCACTGGTAGACGATATATACGCTGTTGTTGCTTCCAAAGAAGTACCAGAGGACGTTGATCTGTACGAAGAGATTGACCGCTTTGGCGAGAACTGTAAGAAGCTCATGTCAAATCTGTTCACAGAGAAGCGTGACGGACGCAAGCTACGAATGTCAAACATAGGGCGTGATGATCGTTACCTCTGGAACGTAGTTAACAACCCAGACGTACAGGAGGAAATGACTCCTAACACCTACGTCAAGTTTATGTACGGGCATCTGATCGAAGAGATGCTGTTGTTTCTCACCAGACTCTCAGGACACGAGGTTACAGATGAGCAAAAGCAGTGTGAAGTCGCTGGTATCACGGGGTCTATGGACTGCAAAATTGACGGTGTTGTCACTGATGTTAAGAGCACTTCCTCTTTTGGGTTTAAAAAATTCAAAGACGGAAGTTTGGCTTTTGATGATCCGTTTGGATACGTTGCTCAAATTAAAGGGTATGCACACTCCGAAGGGGAAACCAAGTTCGGCTGGTTAGCTATGGACAAACAGAACGGCCATCTAACGTACCTGATGTACGACTCTGAGGACACACAGGCTCCTGTGTACAACAAGATTTCATACGACATAGAGGAGCACATCACCCGTATAAAAAAGCTAGTAGAGCAACCGGAAGCACCAGAGCACTGCCACGAAGTCGTACCAGATGGCAAAAGTGGAAATCAAAAGCTCGCAGTCGGTTGTTCTTACTGTCCTTACAAGCATACTTGCTGGCCCGGAGTAAGAACCTTCCTGTACTCAAGTGGACCCAGATACTTAACAGAGGTGGTCAATGAGCCGAAGGTCGCGGAAGTCTAAACTAGGAAACTTTAGGTCGGAGTTTGAAAAAGATGTTGCAACGCAGTTACAACCATTTGGTTTTACATACGAACCGTTCCAAGTCCCGTACAGGATCGAACGAAAGTACACCCCTGACTTTGTGTATGAACTCAACGGACGAACGTATCTCATTGAGTGCAAAGGATATTTCAGAGCAGGAGACACGCAGAAGTATCGCTCAATCTCTAACTGCCTCGCGGAGAATGAGGAACTCATATTTGTACTGATGAAGCCTAATCAGAAAGTGAGCAAAAGTACCAAAAATACCATGGCTCAATGGTGTGACAAACACGAAATTTTATGGTATAATATAGATACACTTAAGGAGTTGGTTGATTATGTCTCTGACACTAGAAGAAATTAAGGAGCGTCTGTTGCGGTTCTACGACCCTGACGATCTTCTGGAAGCCCTGCAGATCTCATCTGAAGAAATGCTGGATAGGTTCGAAGACAAGCTGCTTCTCAGGCTGGACAAGTTTCAAGAGGATCTAGAGGAAGAATATGAGCATTGATAAGGCATCACCGAAAGAATGGGACACAGCAGTAGGTAAGCTGTACCACCCTCAGGACCAACACAACCCCGTGACACAACCGGATCACTACAACAAAGGGGCGATAGAGGCCATTGAAGCAATCAAGGCGTCCATGCACCCACAGGAGTACAAGGGTTATCTCAAGGGGAACTGTCTGAAGTACCTTTGGAGGTACGAGTATAAGAACGGTGTAGAAGACTTACGTAAGGCCCGTGTCTATCTAGATTGGCTCATCAAGGAGGTTGCCTTATGAAAGTAGTAGAAGGGAAGTTTGGTAAGACAGATCAAGACAAAAACGAGATCACCACATCAGAGTTTCTATCAGCGTTTGTAGTCAAAGCGATACAACACGAGGAAGAAGGACGTAAGGTAAAGGTGGCTGTTGTGATGTACGAAGACGGTGAAATGTTTGAAGTAGCGTCCAACGAGCAATACCCTGATGGGGTGTATATGCTGCTGCAGATGGCAGGACAAGCAATCATTAATGAAACACTAGGAGTAAACGAATAGATGGACGCATACCAGCAATACATACACAAGTCACGGTACGCCCGTTACCTTCCAGAAGAGAAGCGCAGGGAGACTTGGGAAGAAACAGTAAACAGGTACATCAACTTCTGGTCAGACCGGGGTGCTCTGAATGACTTTGATGTGTCAGAGATTTTTAAAGCTATCCACGATCTAGACGTAATGCCTTCTATGCGAGCACTGATGACCGCAGGAGAGGCTCTTGATCGTGATAACGTAGCAGGGTTCAATTGCTCCTACCTACCTATAGACCACCCCAAGGCCTTTGACGAACTGATGTACGTCTTGCTATGCGGCACAGGGGTAGGCTTTAGTGTAGAGCGTCAATACATCAGTAAACTACCAGAAGTAGCGGAGACATTCCATGCAACCGACACAGTTATTAATGTTGCGGATTCGAAGGTCGGATGGGCGAAATCGTTTAGGGAGTTGGTATCACTGCTGTACTCAGGTCAAGTTCCCCAATGGGACGTTAGCAGAGTACGACCTGCAGGTTCCCCACTCAAGACTTTCGGAGGTCGTGCAAGTGGTCCTGAACCTCTCATCGATCTTTTCAAGTTCACAATTGAACTCTTTCAAGGATCAGCTGGGAGACGCCTTACGTCCATTGAGTGCCACGATCTTTGCTGCAAGATTGCTCAAATCGTCGTTGTCGGAGGAGTCAGACGAAGCGCCCTCATCAGCCTCAGTAACCTCACAGATGACCGCATCCGACGATGCAAGCACGGACAGTGGTGGGTAGATGAACCCCAGCGTGGTCTAGCGAATAACTCTGCGTGTTACACAGAAAAGCCTGACTTTGAAGCGTTCCTTAACGAGTGGACTAGTTTGTATGAATCACGATCTGGTGAACGAGGTGTCTTTAGCAGAGTGGCAAGTCAAAAGCAAGCTGCAAAGAACGAGCGAAGAGATGCTACCTATGATTTTGGAACTAATCCATGTAGCGAAATCATCTTGCGGCCCTATCAATTCTGCAATCTATCAGAAGTTGTTATCAGGTCGGACGATACACTCGCAAGCCTTAAACGAAAAGTACGCATTGCGGCTATCCTTGGAACTCTACAGGCGACGTTGACTGACTTCCGTTACCTACGTAACATCTGGAAGACTAACACAGAGGAAGAAGCACTCCTAGGTGTGTCGCTCACGGGTATCATGGATCACCCTGTGCTCTCAGGACGGGAAGATAAGGCTAAACTCAAGAAGTGGCTAACGGAGATGCGTAATGAAGCTATTGTTACCAACGAGCGCTGGGCTAAAAAGCTGGGTATTAATCCGTCTGTCGCAATTACTGCTGTTAAGCCTTCAGGTACTGTTAGTCAGTTGGTCGACTCTGCTAGTGGGATTCACCCTCGCTACAGCAGTCAGTATATTAGGCGAGTCCGTGCAGACAGCCGTGACCCGCTTTGTGGGGTCTTAGAGGCCGCTGGTGTGCCTGTGGAGGACGATCTAATGTCCCCTAGTACA